GTGTCCGTGTAACATTGCAGGCGCACCCGAGGCAGGCGCGTTCACAATCCCACCCCGCGCAAAGCCAGGCATCTTTGAAAGACCGCCCTCTGAAACGCCGATTGAGTTTAGAAAAGTCGTAACAAAAACGGAAACACGCTTACCATCAAGAGCGTTGAAATCAGCAACCATCTTTTCAGTTTCCTGAATAACACGCCCCGCTTCTAGAATATATTCTTCTGTATACAGCCCCATTGCCAGACCTTGGCGAAGCAAAAATTCTTCCTCTGCTACCGTTAATCCATCAGCGGCGAGACGTTCTTCTACGCGCTTTAGAATCCGCTTGTTTGTATTTTCTTCAAACTTTTCGGTATTAGCGTCTATTGCTTGATTGTATTCATCAAGCGTTATTTTGCCTTCATCAAGACTTGTGTTTAGCTTTTCCTGCTCTGCGTGAAACTTGTCCAATTCCGCGCCTGATTGCTTCGTGGCATCTAGTAACCCACCAAAAGCGAAAGAGAGACTTTTCATCGGCTCTGTGCTTTCCTTGATTGCGGCTTCCATGCGGTTGAAGCTCTGCGGCATTTTATCGGTAAAATCATTCCATTCGCGTTGTTTTTTAATGGTCTCGTCTATCTCATCTCTGTTGCGCAAATACAAATCAGGTGCTAACGCTTCTCCGAATAATTCGTCATACGCTTCGACTGCTTCGTCTATCGCTTCGGCTTGGTCTAACCATAAAGCTATTGAAGGCTCTAAAGCATCCGATATGAAAGTCTTGTTTTCATCGCCAAGATTTTTGAAGCGCGCTTCTAGTTTCTTGAATGTTCCTAGCTGACTGTCGGCGGCATCACCAACTAAGTCAAGTTGTCTTTCTGCCTGTTGCAAAAAGGCTTCTTTGAAAGCTGAATCCGTGTCAAGCCCTTGATCCTTCAGGTCTTGCAATCGTTCCTTGAAGCCGTCCACGCGCACACCCAAAGCATCAAAGCGCATGGTGGTCATATTGGTAAGGGTCAATGTCAATTGATTTGAATTCATGTTTAACCCAGACATCACCCGCGCCAATCTTACAGCTTCCTCTGCATCACCCGCCAAGCCCAAGCCGACTAACTCCGTCACAGTTGCCATAGCTTCCATATCCGACATCGTGTTTTTAGTCGCTATGTGCATTTCTTCGAGTAGCGCATCCGCTGTTGTGTTTATTGATTCTGCTAGGTTTTCAAATTTGCCTTGCAAGAAGTTTAGTTCAGCCCCTTCTCTCGCCGTTGCATAAATCGCCTTAAGTGCTTCAACTGCTTGTTGTGCAATCTCAATCATTGCGTTCAGAGATACGGCAGTACCGCCAAAAGCGTCATTCTGCTTTTCGGCTTCGTTTTCAGTTCGGCTTATTTCATCATTGAGATTTTCAAGTTCTCGCTGTGCCTTCTTTGTTTCGGCTTCGACGATGATTTCAATTTTTGACATGCTCGCCTCTTAGTTCTTCGATATGCAAGATTACATTAAGCGTCTGCTTATTATTAGCGAGCCATTCGCCCAAGTCTTTTCCTTTCAATCTCTTGGTGGCTTCGCTGTGGCTCTTTATCGCGTTATAAACATTGACGAAAACCGTCACACGTTGCAACCAGCGAAACGGCTCTTGCTTCCAACCCCCGCCATTAGGCAAAGATGAAAAAAGTTCGCACTTGAAATAATCAGAGAGTTCTAACGGCGGGACGGCATCTTTTTTGCCTAGTGCATAATCAGCCGCCGCTAGAATCATTCTGGGGGGATTTTTGTCGCTTCGTCTACTGTAGCGCGTATCTTTTGAGTAAGCCACATCACAACGGCGGGGCGGGTTGCATCACCTTCTAAGTCTGTGACGATCTTCGCCTCTTGCGCGGCTTCTACCATAATTCGATTATAAGCCGCGCCTGATTTGTATTCCTTCGCTCTCTCAAGCAAAGTTTCTTGATATGTCTCAAGCTGTTTCTGCGTAAAATCCGCGTGAATCTCTGCGGTCACTTTTAACTTTTTATGTTCGACTTTCATTGTCTAGCCTTTCGCACTACGGGAGCGCGGTTAGTTCATTCACAATTAAAATGCTACCAAGAAGCGCGGCGGTTTCATCATAGCCTAAATCCAAAGTAGCAACGGCGGTATTTGTGCCTTCGTCGTCACCGTCTGAATCATCGAATGTGTTCCAAATACCAGCGCAATTAATTTGCGCGGTTTTATAAGTATAGGTTGCGCCCGTGTCGAGCGCAGAGCCGTCCGCTTCTAATCTTACAAGAGCGGGGGTATCAGCTCGCCAATTGGCTTTAGTAGCAACGGCGGTTGTATTATGCAAGAAAGTTAGTTCTAACGTGCCGCGCATTCCGACATCTTCAGCAACGCAGAAAAACAATTCTCCGCTCGCGGTGAAGCGTGCAATTAATCCTGTGGTTATATTCAGGGTCGCGCTCAGCAAAGTACAAGCAATCTCTGTCGTGCCAATCGTCCCGCCCACCGCGTCAATATACAGCTTCGTTTCTTGTGTCAGGATTTCTTCAATTGAAGGGATAGCAAGCGCGCCTGTAAAGGTGGTTGTACTCGCTTCCCGTCCCTGCCAGGTGGCAGATACCATCCAGGCTTCGCCAGCGTTCATAGAGATTTCAAACTCGCTAACAAAAGCATAAGCCATTTCCTCGGCTTGCTGATTGTCGCCACCTTCAATCGTATAAGTTTTGATGTCTGTGACCGCTCGCGCTGTCGTGGGTAAGTTGTAGGTATAAAGATACCCAGACCCTGCCCCGTCTTGCACTGGGGTTGCATTCATCAAAGCCGCTTCGAGAATATGGGGCAACTGCTCGAATGTGGCTTCTGTTGCCGCCATGCTCAATTGTGCCGCGATCTTGGGCGTATATTGGCGGGTTGTCATAGAAGTCAAACCCACGTTTTCTTCTGGGCGTACTTTCTCCCGTGTATCTTCTAAGCCCGTGGCAATACCGCGCCAAATGAAATCAGCGGCAACGGCTGTTCCTGCGGTTGTCTCGCCGCCAAGTTGAATCTTTCGTAATACTTTAATACCACTCATTTAGTCACCTGCGGCTTTGCCGCCTTTTTAGCCTTTGTTTTAATTTCTTGGTACAAGCCAGAATTCAAAAGGGCGGCTTTGCCAAGTTCCTTAACTTCTTCGTTTGATAAGTCTCTTGCGGGTACACCAATAAGAGCGTCCCCGCCGCCTATATATTTAAGCATCTAACAACTCCTTTGAGATACACCATTGATTGAAAATCTAAAGCCGATTGTCTCTACCGCGTCCCATAGCATCTCTGTAAATTCATAAGTAATATTATCGAATAAATTCACCGTTCCAGCGAGCGTAGCATCTGCCATTAGAGCGGCTGGTATACTGTCCACATAGGGCGCGGCAATCTCAATATCATTAGGTAAGTCTTTTCTCGCAATGTGCAATTCAATAATGATTGTATGCAATCCTTTATAAGCGGATGGAGTGTCGAAAACAATCTCACCGCCGCCCATGTACGCAACTACAAAAGGGTACTCATTGATATTTTCGGGGGGATAGTCAGGGGCAGATTTTACGCCGCTGACCGCGCCCATCAAATCTTGCACCTGCTCAACAGCGGCTTGAAGTGTCATACTAACCGCCTATAAGGTGTAAGCAAAGCCACAATGTCAGGGTCATTAATCACGCTTGGTATTCTGATTGCTTGCGTTCCTACCGAGCCACCCGTAACGCCGAGCGGGGTATCATATCGCTTGAACACGCGAAGCGATAACATCATGCACGCCGCCTTGACGTCTGGCGGGGCGTTCACAAGAGTACAAAAGCCAAAAGAGCCAGCTAACTCAACGCCCTTTATATAATGCGGGAAAACATAATCACCATTTACCGTTGTGCCAATTTCTGTATAGGGTCGCCCGTCTGCACCTGCGTTCAATGGATGCAAATCGTAATCCGTAGTTTCCCACGTGGTCGCGTATGCTCTTGTACTATCATCTGTTTTCAACGTGGTGACAGTCAGGAGATCGTCTACCTGTAAAAGATAGGATTGATCAGGCGAATAGTATCTTGTTTCCGTGGTGGCGTAAAACCTGCGCCCCGTGTGATTATCAATCAGGCGACTTGCGGCTTCTATGATGTCCTCATGCCAAGAATCGTTAGTATTGCTTGTAATATTCAGCTCGTTCTTAAATTCTGCTAGGGTAATGTACCCGTTAGTTATCGCCATTTAGCCCTTCCGTGTCGTGGTCATCCAAAAGCATCTTGACCGCACCAACCGCGCCGCGTGCTATTTGCAAGTTCTCAGCTATCTGCCAGTAGTCGGTCTGTGCCTTCTGTACCACGTTATCAGAGACTTTTTTATTTTGATGCAAAGAGATAAGAACACCTAACGCGCCTTGCTTCTCTGCTAATTGGTTTTCTAATCTTTTAACCTGTTCTTCGTGCGTTTGAATATGATGTTCTGCCATCTGCCTTGAAATCATCTGACTTCCTTTATGGTAAACCTTAGGGCGTAGTAACGTGCTTTTCGCGTGCTGTATTATTTTTATACCGCGTGCGTTAGCATATCCTAGCCAATAGGCTAATCCATCTCGCTGGTAACCGTATTCGCTATTCCCACGCATAGCGAAGCCGTAAATATAAATATTTTTGAAGCCTTCGTGGATAGCAAGCGCAAGCATGTAATCAAAAGATGATGTAAAGACTTTTTGAACTTTGTCGCCCGCTAATAGGTTTCCGCAATGCTCTGCGACTATCTCATCATAGGGGTATGCTACGCTTGACGGTATCTTTTCATAGGTACTAGGAAGCGTATAAATCGGGAAGTCGTGTTCTTTTGATAACCAAACATCATGCTCTTTTGTTATTATGTTGCTGGTTAGTCTATGCTCTGGTAGGTGTATTTCAAAGAGCCTGTCTATCTTGGGAATATCGTACTTCCAAGCGTGATTCACAGTCCACACCTCAGCCCCTTTCGGGGCTTTGGTGTGGTATTTCATCGTAGTTTTATTGAAGCCTACCAGAGCAACGGTTTTCATTATGCTGTTGGGTGATCGCCATAGCCAATTGCTTCAGCTTGCAGAACGTCATAAACAGTTCTAAAGTAGTAATGAAGCACTACCTGACCATTTTCGGCTTTGGAGTATGGGTCACGCAGAACGGTAAAGCCAGGGGCTTCACGCTTACCCACAAAGTTCCAGTTACCAAAGAATACGCTTTTAGCATTTGCGGCGGTCAAGCCAGCTTTTGCGCTGTAATGCACGGGGTAACCGAGCAAGGACGGGGCAAACACGCCTGTGCTATCGGGCATGGTATTAGAAGCATAGCGGCGGGTATTCGCGTCATCCAGTAACACGATTTCACCATGTACGGGGCGTTGCATAACCCAGCCAACCGAGCCAGCTTCATCTAAATAGTTACCAAGCGCACTATTGAACGGGATGGTTTCCAGTTCGTTTACTGCAATGACGGTTGCACTTGCAAACTCTTTGAATTGCGTACCATTGGCGGCAACTTCGGTCAAGAGTAAATCGTTGTGCGTTTTAGCCATGCCGCGCCCAACGAAATCAGCAAGGAAAGCCATCAATCGACTATCTTCATCTTGGAGCAACTCATAAGAGAGTTCAATTTTCTTGGTGTACTTGAGTAGCGTCATTGCTACGGTGGAGAGCGCAGGGGCGTCACGGTCGAAACCGCTTGCCTCGCCAGTTACGACAAATTCGCCATCAGCTTCGTTGTCGAGCGGGACATTTACGGTTGTGCCTGTCCCGGGAATCATCCGTACGCCCAATTTAGCAGAGAGCATACTTTCATCACGTTTTGCGATGATGCCGTTATAGTGACCAGTGGGAACGGTATAACCGCCGTCTGCATCGGTACCGATATTCATATCAGTATCATTGCTTGCTTTGATTGCGCCTTCGTCACCTGTTCGGGCGAAATATGCAAAGGCTTTCGTCTCGCTATCGCCGCGCTTGGTTTTGCTGTTGACATTAACGCGCTTGGCGGCAACGCCAGCTTTATCAATGACCTGTTTTTCTTCCCAAGCTTTCATTTGTTCTGCGACCGCATCTTGTACCAATTCGGTGACATCTACGGTTTCGGCGGTTTCATCATAGCCTAAATCCAATTCTTTTTCTTCGGGTTTCATTTTGACCTCTTCAATAGTTTTATTTTCGTTTTCGCCTTCGTCACTCTCAGCGGTAGCACCGCTCTCTAAGAAAGATTTCAGCGTTAGTACATTATTTAGCGGCTCTGCTGGGGTGGGGGTGATGCTTGCTTCCCCGATAACCCACGTCTTAATCCAACGTGCTTTTTCGGTTTCTTCGCTCTCATATAGGTGAGAGATTGCGCCCGATGACCAGCCAACTTTGCCAGCTTCAACCATGCCATAGACCGCACGCTCGTATTCATCACGCATATTTAATTGCGCTTCAATCCACACGCCCAACTCATCGAACTTCAATTCGCTTGTACCGATGATCTTAGCCTTTAGCGTGCTATCCATGCCGTGATGATAAACCACTGGCGGGGTTGTATTCGTTCCGAATTCAGTTTTAGCAGTAAAGAAGTCGTCTTCTAAGTCTGGCATTTCTTGGTTACTAAAGCGGACGAGATACCCGACGACCTTGCCATCACCCAAAGCCTTGACGGTATCACCAAAAAAGATATTTTCCATAATAAGTCTCTCCTATAACACAAAAGCGGCACATGCAACAAAATCACCTTTTCAGGCTTTGTTACATGCACCGCAAAATCGTTATTTGCCTCTAGTGCAATTTATTTAATTGTTCTTACTAAGGGCATTATAGCACCTTCGTTCTATTTTTGCAAATCGTTTATAAATCTTTGAACTGCTTGATCTGCTGCTCTCAGCATCCCTTTTTTGTTGCTAGGATTTTCTATGTCTTTGATTTTACGCCAGCCGACTAATTTATTAAGCCGCGCTTGCCTTTTGTTATCATAACTCCATATGGCATGTTTGACGCGGTTTACTATGTTTGCGCCGCTTTTAGTTTTCACAACTTCCCAACCGTTGCTCATTTCATGTGTTCTGTTGTTTCGTCCTGGCTTTATCTTGCCAGTTCGCAAAGCCCAAAAAAACCACTTTCTCTGCTTGTCAGTAAAAAAGGTTTTTCCATAGGCGCGTTTGCGCTTTATCGTTTTGTATCTCGGCTCATGCTTTAGCCCGCGCCTTTTGTTGCCGACTAGGTACTTCGCCGCCGCTCTCGTTGCCACTGGACTCATTCCACGCTTTAGCCGCGTCATGTTGTTTCTTTTCGCCAAGCCTCGTGTCACTATCTTTGTGCTTATCATTGCCGAATATCCTTGACCAGTTATCGCTAAACTTTTTTGAATAGCCGAATTTATATTTATGCCATGCTTCGTTATTATCTGTCATATAGTGATTATACCATCGGCGGGAATTGTCGCCTTCTTTTCCGTTGGCATTAGTTTACAATCGCAACGCCACCCGCCACAAGTTAGCATCTCATTGGGCGGGTTTTGCGGCTTGTATTGGCTATTCGACCATTGGAATTTAGTCGCAACCTTTCCATGCAGACCAGCGCACTCAGGACAATGTTCCTCAGTTGCGCCAAGCGTCCACTCCATCAGGTCGCCGTCTTTCGTAGCACGCGCCGCCGCCATGTTTACAACGTCATTATACCTAAAGGCTCTTAGTTCAATCTTGGGCTTAAATATCGTGGACGGAGGACGGGGGTCTTTGTCTCTGTTTTCTAATATCTCGCTCGCAAATTCTAGAATAAAAAACTCTTCGCTGTTTATAACGCTATTAAGTTCCAGGTCCATTGCACCCGTCATGTGCTTGGGGTCATGTCCCGCCGCTCTCAGCCCTTCGCGGTATGCTCTTGATAGCTGGTCTGTTATCAAATCGGCAACACGACCAACGAATGTTAATTCATCCACCCTGTAATTGTATAAATCATAAACCGCACGCTGTAAAGCGTTTCTGTAGCCCGTGAAGGTCTTTATAAGTTCGGTGATTTCAGCGTCCCTATAGTACACACCTTTTCGAGCCATGTAATCAGAGACAACGCGCAAAACTATCAGTGATTTATTTTTCTTCACGAATTATTATTTCCTTACGGTTACGTTCGGCGTTGGCACTTCGTTATTGACTACAATTTGCGCGGGTTGCATCTCGCTGACCGCCTTCGCAAATTCTGCGGCGATTTCTTCGGGTGTTGCGCCTTCCTTGCCCTTTACCGTCATATTGAAAACCTGTGTCACTGGTTGGGGGGGCGGCGTATCATCTTGCAACGCTTTGATGATGTTATCCATTAGCCCGTTTAACTCTTCTTTTTCGTCTGGGATCTCATCTTCTAAATAATCACTAAACAGCGACTTTATACCGCTCTCAGTTTTCTGCGCCTTCAATGCGCCGCTGATTTCTTTCGCTAAACTCTGCGGGATGTTGTCACTCTCAAACTCACACCACCCGCCAACGCGCAAAGCCTTACGCCGCCATTTTAGCAAGTCGCCCCGCGCCTTCGTTTCTATCGGCTCGTCTGGCTCTGCTTCTGTTTCTTCGATTGGCTCTGTTTCTGTTGCAAAGACTTCCCCGAAGTCCTGCGGGAAATCATCGTCCGTGATGCCCACTAAATAAGCCGCCGCTTTTGGGGTCAAGCCGCCAACGCCGTAATTTACAAAAGCGTTACTAACATCTAAATCGTCTTTCTGCATGGTGGCGTGCCGCTCTGGGAAGAAGTCCAAAGTATACCCAATTTTCACCATGTCAAAATCTAAGTTGATAACGTCCGCAATATCAAAGAGCCGCGTACCAAGCCGCGTGGTGAATGACCGCCCGTACTCCGAAGCGGTCGCCATATTCGCGGCATCGTCAAAGATTTCAGAAACAGGTACACCATGAGCGGCGATTACCGCTACGGCGTTTGGCTGCCTACCGCCCTCGAAATCCAGTTCTTCAGCGGTCATGCTAATCCGCTTAACTTCCGTTCCTTCAAATACTGGCATTACCCTATTTTCAGGGCTTGATTTACTAGACGGATTGAACACGCGCCAGAAGAAATTTTTTACCCTGTCCCGCTCGGATTGCGCCGTCCCCTGCGGTACTACTATCAGAGACACGGGGAGCGGGTTTTTGTATAGCGTGTTTTCAGCTTGGCTAAGATTATATAATATTTCAGTTGCTAGCCTCGTTGCTGTTCCTGCTATGCCGCCCGCTTGGTACTCTCTCAAGCCTAGCTTACGAAAAACAAAAAGGTCATCAGCGAGAACGTCAATCTCGCCGCCTTCCGTGCTTCGCTTATAATTGGTATAACCTATTGGGTTTTCTATGCTGTTAGGGTCGGGGGTCATGCTGGACGGGTCAAGCCAACGCACGCCGACCAATTTGCCCGAGCCGTTGCGTAGTTTATACCAATAGGCTGTTCCTATCAGTTGCATTGCTTCATCCGTGCGGCGAAGCAATTGCCTTAGTTGAACGGGAAATGGCGCGTCCTTCGTCACCTCGTCACCGCGCCGCCATTCGTGCTCTATCTCGCTAATTCGCGCCCCGCGTCTATCCATTGCAGCGAAAACGTAAGGCACTAATGAAGCCATCGAAGCCGCGCTTGTTTCAGTCTCCCCAAGTATGCTCTCAAGAACGCCGAAATTCTTTAGAGCGTCCACTTTGCCGTCACCGTTCTGAATGTATATACCAGCCTTTAGATTTTCCATTGTTACCATTCCCACGCGATAACCGCGCTATTTGTTGCCGTATCATCTAAATATCTTATAGGGTCTAAGATATGGTCATTTTCTTTATTCGGCTCGTCTTTTGTGCCTGTGTTCGTTTTCTTCCAAGTATAGCTCTCAAATTCCATAATAGCATTTTTACATCTAGGATCTACTGTCAATCGAGGTAATCCGTCACGTTGTACCGCTAATTTGTCTTGCACGTTTTGTATTCCATCCAGTACGCGACCCTTTGCAGATACCGCTGGTACGTTGTTATTTCTCAACTCTGCAATCAGCCCAGCCGCCGCCGCGTCTACCGCGTCAATTGAGATTTCAGCACCGTATCTGCGTACAAGTTCCATATAATAAACCGCACGCTTCACAACTTCGCTTTGAAGTTTGCCGCGCTCATACCACTCTCTGAAAATATGCCAACGCCCGTCACCGTCCTCGCCTACTAAAATTATAGTAGCGGGATTGGTATAGCCTTCATCCTGCGCAAGCATCCATCGTTTCATCTCAGCACTATTGCGCCGCTTCACATGGATAGACGGGTCGAACATCTCATATATTGCGCCCTCTGCCATAACCCAAAGCCCATCACGCAAGCGCAAACGCATAACGCCCGTTAGCTTATTCAGCGTTTCGATGTATGCTTTCGGGTTGTGCGGGTTATCCGTTGCCTTGCTGTAATATACGGATGCTTCACCGCCTAGTATTAGCCTTTGGTTTATCCAGTGATTCGGGCGGTCTGGGTTGGTTGTATATATAATCTGCGTCCAATCAGCCGCCGTGCCACGCATACGAGTTAGAATAAGATTATGATCATCTTCTGTTAGCGCGTTAGCCTCCTCAAACCAAGCAATATCCACGCGCCCATCTTTACCAATAGACTTAAGAGCTTCTTGCTGGTCTTTGCCTTGCATACCGACAACCCACAATTCAGAGCCGTTATTATATTTGAAAAGTCCTGTACTCTTGACAAGCCTTCCCCAATTACTATCCCCCTGCACGTTGCTATTCAAAAAAGGCACAACGGACTTACCCGCCGCTGTTTTATCTTTGCGCCCGATGATACCCGTTGCACCTGCATATTTCAATAAATAGGCGTGCACCTTCTCTGCCGCTATCTTTGACTTACCACCACCAGCCGAGCCTGTGAGTAGCAAGACAGGCGACTTATCACGAAAGGGCGCAATCTGCCAATCAAGCGGCGCATAGATTGATTTAATCGCCATCGTCCCAATCATCAGGGTTTACCACTGCGTAACCTTTTAACTCTTTCCCCGCGCTGGTGATGTCGGTACGCTTCGGGGCTTCGAGACCTAGCAACGCGGAGCGGTCTTTCTGCACGCCGCGCGCTTCCCTGTAATCATGCGTAGACAGTGCTTTATTCCATAGAAACTCGTACCGCTCTTTTGCCTTGCCTGTCTCGTATTCTAAATCTGTCTCAGCACCCGCTTTTATCGTAACGGTAGCACTTTCAATATAGCGGTCTACAGTTCGATCCGTCACTCCCCAATCTGTCTTTTCTGACACATATTGACAGATAACAGCACGGGACGCGCCGCGCAAAAGCAGCTCCGAAATTCGGGCTACGCGTTGCGTTAGTTCGGCTTTAGTTGGCTTTGACATTATTCAATCCGCTTTATCTCTATGCCTTCAAACGCGTCCGCCATCCGCTGAAGCGTTACAGCGACATAGGCGGGGCTGATTTCTACCGCTCGGCATTGGCGGGATAGGTTTTCGGCGGCGACTAAACTTGTCCCGCTTCCGGCGAATGGGTCAAGAATAATGTCACCTTTATTTATACTACCTCGCTCTAATATCCACGACCACACGCCAAGTGGCTTTGAAGTTGAGTGTCCTATTTTTTCGGATGCTTCTGTTTTCACAAAAGCGTCTGGTCTACTCCCAATCCCACTTTCTAAATATGGGTCTTTTCCATAGGCGAATATAGCGTTCCAAAATGTAAAGCCCCAAGGATTAGCTCCTACGCCTGCTTGAACAAACCAAGCTAAAACCCACTCCGGCTTTGGGTATAAAAATTGATATTTGTTTCCAGGGGTTAATAAAATTCTTTTGCTAACAGATAATGCAAGTGGCAAGAATTTCCCAATAAGAACAATTAACTCTTCTTCGCTAATATCATAATCTTTAGATTTTCCGCCAGTTGCGTACGGCGGGTCAGTCAGGCACAAGTCCGCCTTCTCCCCCCCCATAACCCGCTCCACGACCGCCGCGTCTGTGCAATCTCCGCAAATGATTCGGTGGTCGCCAATCTGCCACAAGTCGCCCGTTTTCACCTGCCACTTTTCAAGCAACTCAGCGGCGCGGTCCACTTGCGGCTCCGCGTCTTGGCTCTCTGGCTCATCCATCACGCCAAAATCTATAAGCTCATCTTCGTTAAATAATCCGTCAAATATCGTTTCATCTTCCGCTATCATATCCCCCATAATATCGGTGTCCCATTCAAGATCGACTTCCTGCACTCTGTTATCAGCTATGCCAGCCCGTACCGCTCTTTTGTCTTTTGCGTTCGGGATGTCAGTTCGCTTGATGATAACAGGCGTCGCCCCGTCTGTCTCAATCACAATAGGCTCTTTGTCTGGCATCAACTCAGCCAGCTTTTCAAGCCTTGCGCTCCCTGCGAACGTCTCACCATCGGCGGCGGTTGTGATTGCGCCCATCCAGCCGTTTTCCTGAATGCTACGCTCTAATAGCGTTAAGCCGTATTCGTTGTGTTTATTTGCATTTTTCTCTTGTGGTTTGAAATCTGATAGTTTTGCCATAGTTTACACCATATATTATTGTACCACAACCAAAAAGCCCCGATAGGCGCAAGCGTCTAAACGGAGCTAATTGGCGCGGGTAATCAGTCCGCAAGGAGAAAGAGCCATGAACGAGTTTAGTATACCATATCAATCGAAAACATACGGGATGATAACGTGCTGATTGACTTCTGCTAACCATGTGAGCATTTCTTGATATTATCCATAATTCCATTCGCTCAGCGCACTTTGCAGATTAGCGAGAGCGTGGCGAACTGGCTCTGGGGCTTTGAAGAACTCAGCCATGCCGAGAAAGTCCGTGACGTATTGCGAAAACTTGTTTATGCGCCCCGCTTCATCCGTGCCACTGCCGAAGCGGTCAGAAAGATTAAATTTCAAATCGTCCAAATTATGAGCCATTTCAATAGCGTCTAGCAATTCGAGTAGGATAGTATCTTTTCTGTATTGCCAAGCAATCGTAAAATATGAGAAGCCGCGCTTTGCCGCACGATCTACGCGCTCTTTATCAAAAGCCCCGTTGAATAGAATACGCATGAGCAGAGCGTTTTTGCGCTCATAGACGGCTCTACGTTTTATGCCGATTTCCTCAGCGATGTCATTTGCCCATGTTCTGTTATGTTTTCGCTTATCAGGTGGTTGGTTATCCTTGACCCACTTCCCCGCTTTTGATAACTCCCAGCCTAATAAAACCCACTCGCATTGTCTCCAATAGCTTGCTTGTGTTTCATCGTTTTCCTGTCCTATGCCTTCGAGTACATCTTTCGGGGTGTAGTATTCCATGTTTCTCCTTTAATCTAAAATCGCCCTCCGAAGAGGGCGACCTTTTACTATCCCTTTGACGCGCCGATTTTCTTCTCAGTCACAAAACGCAGAATGAAAAACGCAACAGGCAAAGCCAGATCGTAGACTTCTTTGATTTCTTCGGGCATGACGAAACCGTCAAAACCGAAATAAGCGGCAATGGCGATAACAAACGCCAAGAGCGAGAATAAGATAGTTTTACTTTTGTAAGGCAACTTCATTTTTGTATCTCCTATAGGGGATGAATAAAATACAGCGGATATAGGACCGATTGCCAGCCACACGACATGAGGTCGAATTTTGTCCGCTGTATTCCTATTATACACTAAAAAACATTACTATTCCCAATCCTTCACCCTTTCCTTTTCGTATTCCACGAATGGGCTGAACTCAAGCCCAACCGCGCCGCCTTTGCAGACTTCGCCCCACTCGATAATCGTTAACCTGATCTGACTATCGTCATGCTCGTCACTCTGTGCGAAGATGGTATCACGCGCCGCCTTGAGCGCAATCATAAAATTATCATCGTCCCTTTTGCGTTTATCAGGCGGGAAAAATACAATCCGCTGAACTATGTAAAGCGCATCTGGTAGATAAAAGCTCCCGTGCTTGCCTATCGCTTCTAAGGTTTTGAGTTGCTCTATCTTCTTGACTTCTGCCTTTCTACGCCAATGGGCGGTACTATTGCCGCTCAATATCCTGCTAGGAAAGTGTATCAAGAGTTTGTGATTATTCATCCTTCGCCTTCTTTTTTGCCAAATATTTATATACCTGCAATAACAACTCTTTTGCACCCTTTTCGCCCAAGCCGCTATTTTGCATAATACGCAGATCGTTCTTAGCTATAGCTTGCGAAATCTCACCCTGTTTTGATACCATCTCGTCAAATTCAGCGGCGCGGTTTGTACTGTTTTTTATCCTTGAGTAATAACGATAATATCTAGCCATTAGCAAGCCCCCACGCTATCATTAGCAGAATAAACGGGGTCGCAATCGCAGCCCATGCGACTAGGATTATCTTTTTGGTTTTTTCGCTCATTTTATTCTCCTATACTATATCTATATCACCGCGCCCAGAGCCGATCACAGCCCCGCAGCTTCGACAAGTCAAGGCTAAGCCAACGTCCACGCTATCAAGATGCTCGTCAACTTCACCTTTGTACATGCTTGCCCCGTGCAACTCGCCTGATATAAGCGGTGTTTGTGTTTTCTCGCAACTTGCGCAGTATCGCTTTGGCAATATGCTCTTTCCGCGCCGTGTCTTTTTTAGCGGTGTTATTCTTTTTATCATCTATTCACCTTTACGGTTAACCGCAATTTATTACATCCATTATGTATATGCGCCGCGTCTGAAATCATCAAGCCTACGACCCAAGCCCCATAAATAACGCTTGACGGTATCAAGGCAAGCCACAAATTATAGTCCTATTCATTTTATCGCTCCATCATTTACCCAGCCCGATAGTATCGGTTGCGTTAGCGTTTGCACCTGTAGCCAGCCATCACGCCGATCTATAATCACAACTTCCACATTTTCTAAAAACGCCACTGTCACGCCACCGCCGCCAGGTGCATATCGTAAGTGCCATTTACCCGTTACATGCGCTACCGTCATTGTTGGCGCGTCCTGTGGCTTTCTGGTAGGTTGCACCGTTAGCATTTCTGTTGGCGCGGGGCGGGTTGCCATTGTTAGAGTGTTGGCAGTTGGCGCGGTTACGCCGCAAGCTAGAGAAAATGCCAACACTATGATAAGCCAACGGTTTTTCATAATTCACCTTCACAAGCAATAAGCGTAGTGTTGGCTTTCTTGTAATATGTTTTCTTGATGATGCCAACACTCAGGGCATTATCAACAGCGTCTTTGAGAACTGCCAACGCTATGATTTTATTTTTTTCTGTCTCTGTAAGCGATATATTTGCTTTTGTGGTACTCGAAGTTTTGATGTCTTTTGCCATAATATTTACTCTTTATATCTTCTCCGTTCACTCTCAGGCGGTAATAAACTCCAAAGATTTCACCTGCTAGTGTTGGGTGGTCTTTCGGGTGTGCGCGTTTCTCAGGGCGCAATTTTGAAAGGTCAATGCCAACGGTATTAGGGAGTGTTGGAAGGTCACGCATCAATTCTGCCAACACTCCCCCATCTGCCAACGGAGCGGGGCTGTCTACCGTTGGCTGTCTGCTAAATTTTCTTGTTCAGTCTCAGCCGCCATTACAGGAACACCTTTTGGCAAAGTTCTATCCGTGCGGTCTTTTTGTCGCTGAGTCTTTGCGTACTTTTCAGCTTCACGATTAGCGATTTCTTCTGCGATGCTGGTTGCTTTTTCTCGCTTTGCCTTTTGGATAGCTAGTCGAATTTTCCAATCGGATAATTGTTCTTCCATGTTTTCCATATTCTCAATATCCATGATGTGAAAAGCGAAAGTAGCAATAATATTAAGACCAATAAGAATAGACATCCCCATAACAGTCATACGGACTTCTTCGGCGGTCAATACTCTGGTCAAACCCGCTTCACCTGAACGCATCAAGGTATCAACAGTAAACAAAACGATTTCACCGCCAACATCTAAAACGATCATAACAAGAGCGATACCTTTTTGCGCGATACCTTCTGAGTTTTGCAGGAACGTGAGAAGCCACGCAATAGCACCGATGGTCGTTGCCGCTAAAGCCAGGTAGCCAACCATTCGATCTTCTTGTGGAAGGGTGTTAGACACAAAGTCCAGTGTTCGACTTGCCGCGTAAGTAATCAGCGCGATAGCCATTCCCCAAAACATCAACTTTCCAATCCATTTAGATAAATCCTTCATGCTTCCTTCCTTTGCGCCATAGACGCGCTATAATCTTCCCACTGACCAGCTTCTTTTATCTCTCGTTCATCTTTTCTGTTTATAAAAATCCCCACAAAACAGCTAACTAAAAAACAAGCCAATGTAAAAATTATTAATTCCATTCTTCCATTATACTGATAATGACTCGCTTGTCAATAGAAAAAGCGACCAAAATAGTGTTTTGGTACTAATTTCCTTGATTTCTGCGCTCTTTTGTGTATAATGAACGCATAAGGAGAAAAAATAATGATAAAAATATATAGCTGGATTGACGGTAGCGTATTGCACAAAGGCGACTTTGAAACAATAAAAGAATTACTGGAAGATGGGGTAAAGAATGGTATTTCTTTTAATTACGCGAAACTGAATGACGCGCAACTGAATAACGCGGAACTGAATAACGCGCAACTGAATAACGTGAAACTGAATTACGCGCAACTGAATGCCGCGGAACTGAATAACGCGAAACTGAATGACGCGCAACTGAATGACGCGCAACTGAATAACGCGCAACTGAATGCCGCGGAACTGAATAACGCGAAACTGAATGACGCGCAACTGAATGACGCGAAACTGAATAACGCGGAACTGAATTATGCGGAACTGAATAACGCGCAACTGAATAACGCGAAACTGAATGACGCGCAACTGAATAACGCGAAACTGAATGACGCGCAACTGAATAACGCGAAACTGAATAACGCGCAACTGAATTATGCGGAACTGAATAACGCGAAACTGAATAACGCGCAACTGAATTATGCGGAACTGAATAACGCGCAAGGCAAAGTGTTTTATATCGCATATTTCGGGCATCATCACTGCATTGCAACCGCCACCCATATATCAATAGGCTGTGAACGCCACACTGTTAAATACTGGCTTAAGAACTACAAAGAAATCGGGCTAAAATATGGTTATAGCAAGAGCGAGCTAACAATGTACGGCGCATGGATTAAAACAGTTTCAGAAAATCTAGCGGCATGAACATTCTCGGCAACCCCGCAAAGGGCATCTGCATCGGGCTACTGATTACAGCGTGCGCTTGTGGGTTGATATGGTTACTATAAAGGAGAAGAAATGAAGATATCAAAAGCAACAAATAGTGAAGTCAAAATGCTTAGAAGAAATACAAAATACGCTGATGTTTTTAGAGAAATAGATAAGGCGGACGCTGGCGAATACATCAAAATAAGTCAGTTGAAAAACGGTAAAGAGTGTGTAACTCTAGCCAGAAATGCCAGAAACTTATATTATAAAAATGGGATTAAGCTCAGAATCAGAATAGACGCAAAAAAAAATACTATCTATATCGCAAAGAAAATAAATGAAACGAAGCACAATTAGCGGCGATCTTCCACTGTGGGCGGCGGTAATCTTGTTTATTATCTTGATACCGTCAGAACTTTGTATGTGGGTGCGGAGAAAACTTCGCCCTTGACTCTTATGGCAACCTGTAGTAATATTTTGGAGTAAGAAAAAGCGGAGTAGTCGCCGCGAATAGTAACCAGAACGAAGCAATTTTTTTTCAAGTGCTGAGTGTGCGTCATTTACTGGATGACAACGACTACCCTTAGCACCAACACTTGAAAAAGGGTTGCTTTTTATTTTAGGAGAGAAGATGAGTAGGAAATTCATAGGCACAAACAGAATGAGAAACAGCGCACGCAAACGCATTGTTGAGAAAATAGACGTTCAAACATTTGCGGTTTCAGGTGGCGAGAGTGATTACATCGTTCACTTCCCTAACATACACAAGTCTTTATGCGTGCATAGCTCTGGCGAGTTTTTAGGCAACGTGCATCAAGAAGGAAGACTTTGCTGTCATAAGTTGGCGGTAGAGTTTTTTTTGAATGGCGATAAAGCCTTAGAGTTTCACAATAGGAGCAAACCATGACACCAAAACAAGAACACAGAAAAAAGAAAACAAAGGCGCAACTATTCAGAGATAATTTTCAAAACTTCAAAGGCTATCATATCCCAAAGGCTCAACTCGTTATAGCCGACATCCCTTATAATATCGGCATAAACGCCTATGGGTCTAACCCATCATGGTACAAAGGCGGGGATAGAAAAAACGGTGAAAGCGCACTTGCTGGGAAGGCTTTTTTCAACGGAGATCATAATTTCAATGTTTATGAATTTTTCCACTTTGCCAGCAAGTTATTAGTGAAAGAGCCAAAAGAACGCGGCAAAGCCCCATGCATGATTGTCTTTTGCTCATTTGAGCAACAATTCCCGCTTATTGAACTTGGCAACAGGCACGGCTTCAAGAACTATATAAATCTTATCTTTCGCAAGAACTTCTCCGCGCAGGTATTAAAGGCAAATATGCGCGTGGTCGGTAACGCTGAATACGGATTGCTTTTTTATCGTGACAAGTTGCCAAAGTTCAACAACAATGGAAAGATGGTTTTCAATATCATAGATTGGGAAAAGGATAAAAAAAACAAACTGCACGACAAAATACACCCAACGCAAAAACCCGTTAAATTATTGGAAAAACTAATAACTATTTTCACGGATGAAGGTGAAGTCGTCATTGACCCCGTAGCAGGAAGCGCATCAACACTCATAGCCGCGCAGAACTTAGGGCGCAGGGGATATGGATTTGAGATAATCAAAGATTTTTATAATCAGGGGTCTAAGTGGATTGAAAAAACCTGGACAGTAAAAGAAGAAATAACGGAGCATGGTTTTTCAAATACACTTATGCAGATAAAAAATCCAAAACAAAATACTTTATTTTCAAGGAGCAAACCATGACAATCACAACCGCAGTTGTAATCGTAATCATCGCCGCTCTCTCACTGTGGGCAGCGGGGGAGGTGTAGGATGAGTAAAACCGCTGACCTGAGAATTTGCGCAAAATGTGAATGGATATTCAAATTGCACCAACACAAAGGATGTCCTCAGTGCGGTTTTGCTAGTTATGGGGCGCACTGGGCGGTTGGGCAAAAATGAATTTGACTTATTTACGAATAAAAACTACAGGATAGGCAAAGCATGACAGAACATCAAGGAGAATATATTGCGGGCGGTTTTCAATCGCAGAATCACACAATGACCCCGAATGATTTATTTGATGTACACATGCAAAATATGTCAAACCCATGCTTGCGGATTGTTTTATCCATAACGCGGCAGACGGTAGGCTATCATAGGGAAAAAGTAAAATTCAGTATTGCTAAAATTATGAGTATGACAGGCATGTCACGAAATAGCGTCACGAAGGGGGCAGATGAAGCCGAAGCAATGGGGTTTATAACTCGCACAAATTCAGAAAGTGGCAAATCGGCTGAATGGGAATTAGTAATAAAAAGCACCCCTTCAAAATCTGAACCCCCTCAATCCGTGACTACTACCCCCTCAATCCGTGAACCCCTACCCCCTCAATCCGTGAGGGACAGTATAGCGGCTAAAGAAAGTATTAAAGAAAGTATTAAAGAAACTGACCACCCCCTTTTCTCAAAAGAAGCAAACCAAAAAGTACAAGAAACCGAAAGCATGATAAACGAAGTCGAAAAGGCTTTAGGCATTCTTGATTGCGTAAATATGGGGGGAAGTGGCAAGTGGGAAAAGGCTATCAGATACCTAATCAAAATGAAAAAGGAAAAGGGGTGGTCATTTCAGGTGCTTTGGCTTTATGTCAATAGCGATGATGTGAAGTATGAAAAAGACAAATTGAGTTATGGCTCTTTGATGAAAGACCCCCACGCATTACTAAAGGCATGGATGCCGAGAGCGCACGCGGTACAGTCAGAGCAAATCCCTGATACAAAGCTATACCATAAAAAATATATCCCAGAGGCGAGCGATGAATACATACCGAACCCGAATAAATAAAATCGCAGATCAGCTTGACGAATTGGGCGAGATAAAAAGTCCAACTAATCGGGACCTAGCTCAGGCGATTGAATTACAGCAACAACATTGCGACATTTTAGAAGAATTAGAAGATGCGGAATTTGAGTTTGATGCCAGCGTATTGATAAAGATAAACGGTGAGCATATCAAATTTGAGAACGCGGACGATTTCGCAGAATTTGCGGCGGGAGTTATGAATGAATAGATACGAAAGCGAAGCAGGGCTTTTGGGCGCGGTCATGCGTGACCAGAAACAACTTGAGAGCGTCAAGGACTTAGTTAAACCATCTTTCTTCGGCTGGCACCCGCACGGGTGGGCATGGAAAGCTATCCTGAAACTTGAAGATCAGAAAATGGGAATAGACGTTATCACGGTGGGCGATGAACTTGACCGCATGGGGAAGTTGAGCGAGTTTCAAACCTATGATACCAAGTCGCCTGATAGGGTCGGTCTGGGGCACCTTCGCACCAATGGCAAGCCGAGAAACGCCGTAAGCTACGCCGCTAATGTCGTAGACTATGCCGCTAAAAAGACAATGACAGACGTTTTTAGTCAAGGTTCATATTGGGCAGAAAATGGCAGGCACGCCGCCGATATAAAAACAGACGTTACTCAACTCCTGGATGATGTCCCAACCTTCAGCACCAAGACCTTACAACACACCGATTCTATTGCGGACGCGGTGACCATGGCGAGCAATAGAACGGACAGGGCTTCACGGGGAGAAATAGAATACATCAAAACAGGCTTCAAAGATTTAGATGATCTTTTCGGCGGGGGATTAGAAGCCCCTGATTTTGCTATAATTGCAGGTCGTCCAGGAAGCGGCAAGACTGGCTTTTTGACAACCATTGCGGGAAACGTAGCTAGGGCAAGAAAACGCCCCGCGCTATTTTCGCTTGAGATGTCAAATCAGCAAGTCGCCATGAGACTGATTGCCGCTGAGAGCGGTATTTCCTATAGCAAGCAAAAGAGCGGAAAACTAACAGAATCGGAATGGGCAGATTATCACGAAGGCGCAAAGAAGGTCAAAGCCTACGATATAGAACTAAACGACTTAGGCGGTATCACGCTCTCGCAGATGCGCCAGGAGTTGCGCCGCATGGGTAAAGTAGATATTATTCTTGTAGATTACTTGCAACTAATGAGAGCAGAACAAAAGCACGGAACACGGGAACAGCAAGTAGGCGAGATTTCGCGCGGTCTAAAACAGATTGCGAAGGAATTTAATACCCCGCTTATAGCAGGGGCGCAAGTTAGCAGGGGCGTGGATGGTAGAAAAGATAAGCGACTAATATTATCAGATCTACGGGAAAGCGGGTCACTAGAACAAGATAGCGATATTGTTATGCTTATAAACCAACTTGACAAAGCGAATCCATTTATAATTGACTTAGCAATAGCAAAGCACAGGAACGGAGCGGTTGGAATTGTTGATTTGATATTTGTACCGCACTTGACGAAGTTTGAAAATGCGACAAAGCGCAAGGTTATCTTCCAATGATAACCTGCACCCATTGCGGCGAGGAAACCGACACGAATCAGATGCACCCGAACGATGCGGCTTGCGGCGGTCAGTACGCTAGATGCCAGCATTGCGACAAGCGGATTTGCATTTATACTGATATTGTCCGTGAAATCAGCACCAATACAAAAAAGTAAAGGAGAAAAACGATGATTGAGTATATGAGACAAGCCCCACTAGAAAATGAATATGATTGCGAAGGATGCGGCGTGTTGGTGTACGCTGGGGATTGTAAGGTGTACAACGAAAAGTCGTATTGTGAAAAATGCTATATTGAAACAATGGATGACGATATTCCAAGCGGTAAATTTTGCATACTACCAGATGGATATGGTTGCCCTTATGTTGAACATATTTCCAAAAAAGAATATACCTGTGACAAATATTTTGTAAGTCTTGTCTTTTGTCTTGATGAATACGCCCCGAAAAGAAGGTACATTTGCCAAGCACAGAATTAGCCCCCATGTGCCCAAAGTCCCGGGAGAGCGTACTTTCTGCACACAGGACATAATTAGAACATAAATTTGTGACCACAGTACTATATACTCATCCCCGCAAAATAGTATAATGAACTCATAGCGGAGATAAAGTCTACTTCGAGAACAGCACAGGAAGCGCGATCACTCCGCTATCCGCTCATAATTAGAAAAGGAAAAGAACATGCCTAGAATAAACCTAATGAATAACCTATCAGAAGAGAAAGCAAAAAAAATGTATGATAATCTTGGTTTATGCTTCGAGTGTGGGAGAAAAATAACAAACCCTGACTGTTGCCAAGCCGTTAAAAAAGAAGCCGAAGAACTAGCGCAAGATGCCAAGCTGTACGGCGAAGAATTGAAAGAAATCAGACTGATTGAAACCGACCATATCGGTTTACAGTAACCAAATTATAGGAGAAAAAATGAACGCAAAAGAATTAGCAGAAAAAATGTTGGCTTATGGTGACGCGCAAGAAGTAGCGAATGCGCTCAAAACTGAAATCGAAACCGCCGTTTTAGATTTAGAGAAAACGCAAACAGTCGGCAACGTCAAGGCGACCTTCCGCAATGGGCGCAAGTCTTACGATTATAAAGCTGGTGCAGAAGATCATCCAATGGTAAGCGATGCAACGTTAAGCCTTTTTACAACGCAACCAGCACCCAAAATTGACTGGCATAAAATCTGCAAACACGCTGGAATTGAAGATGTACCATGCACCGTTGGCAAGCCTTCCGTAACGGTTGCATTAGTATAACCATTTTCTGTGGCACTCGCCGCAGTGGTAATCTAACCCAGTCAGCAAAGATGTGTAAATGAGTTGCTCATTAGGCTGGCTGGGTTACTTTAGACAAAGGAGATCAATCTCAGAAAACAATGCCCACAATGTCTTATCAAAACTAATCAAGAGGTAATAAAATGATACAACTTCCAGACGATGTAAAAGCAATCAATCCAAACCCAGAAGCGGACGGCATACAGCTTCCTTTTGTAGCCCCTGTTTTTTGGTGGAAAAATGGCGATAAACGCATGAGCCACGATAACGGCGTTCAATACTTCGGTGGGTGGGAAGGCAACGAGGATGATATTCGAGACGCTATGATCGAGAACGGTGAATTACCAGAAGATTTTGTACTTGATTCCCGCATGGGCAATGAAGGCGCATACTCTGTTTATTCCCGCCGCTCATTGACCGTTGTTCCAATCAAAGCGCGTAAACGCTGGGTAGATAGTCGCTCACACAGCCAGACGCTTTGCCTTCTAGGTTTACCGAAGGAAGGCGGTGGCTTCAAGGTGTGGGGAACTATTGTCCTGACCGCCAAAGGATATGCTACTGACCGCTTATCCGAAGCAATCAAGGCTTGGACTGTACACACAAAACCAATGCGCTTAGAACATGCCCCGAATGTACCAAGCTGGTACTTTTGGCAAGCACTCGGCACTTCTGGTGAGTTCGTAGAGGAATCCGTTGGCAAGTCAATCAAGAGCAATATCACCCCCATCAGCGCATTTTTACCAAAGATGAACAAAGAACTTTTGGAAAAGGTTTATGTCGGCAATGATCTTGCTCGCAAAATCTCAGAACTTGAAGAACAAGCAAAAGAATGGGCGACTGATAAACGCTGGTTGAAGAATGAAACCGAAGAAACCGCGCCAATCGCTCAAACCCCTGTAACCGCTGAAACAATGGATGCAGAAATGGACGTAGACGCGGCGTTCCCGTAACCAACAACCCCCGCGTGCAGGTGGAGCGCGGGAAAGGAAAATGAAATGACAACCCTAAATCCAGTTACAGTAATACCAAACGATTTAGTATCAGGTGACAAACTTGGCTTCAAGATCATCGCAGTAATTACCGCGTATGATTGGGCTGCTTATCGTGGGCTTACCGATCGGTCAGATGATGAAGTAGCGTCAAGAGGAGATAAGATTTCAGAAGATATTGCAAGAGCTTTGTTCTACGCTCCAGATGCCGCTGGATTGCCTTATCGTAGATAAAATAAATCACTTATAACCGTAAAGCCCCTTCACTCAGAAGGGGCTTTTACTTTATAGTACCAGACTTCGTTATACTGTCTCTCGCTCCGCTCTGCGCTCCCAGCGTTCACCATTGCGGCTAAAATCCCCCTAACCTTTGCAGATGTCATATTAGGATAAAAGTTATCTCTGTACCAGCTTGCGGGGTGGTAGTCATCATGGGGGATGTTATCGGCAATAAACTCGTCCATTGCTTCTTTGATGCGATCTACTGATACGTTCATAATATTATCTCCTCACGTTCTAAGGTTTCCCACTTATAACTCCAAGTCCCATCTCTATTTATTTTCATAATCAAGCCGCCGATATGTTCAGGCTCGAAAGGGGCAACCCTGTACCCAAAGCTAGTTTTATATTGAAAACTAGGTAAAATCCATCCGTCTACCTTATGATTACCTAGTTCAATCTGCCTATGCCTTTTCGTATGATGGTGAGAATAGACAACAAAGCGGGGCGGTGTTTTTCCGTGTGTTAGGGCGGTGACAAGTTCATCCCTGATTCTATTGGTCAAAGCGTTGCCAGCATTTGCACCACGCCCACCGCTTGCCCCGTGATGCGTTACCCACAACTGCCCAGCTGGTGTATTCATCTTGATAATAGGGTGAAACTCTGCTCGAAGCGCGTCTGCTGCTAATCGCTCCCATTCCCCGACATGAATCGGTGTACCAGCAACATATAAAGCGCGGTCTGTCTTTTTCCAACCCATCAGGGCGCGTGCTTCCTTTACGCTCTGAATGTGCATATATGCTTGATGTGATAAGTATTTTGTTACTAATTGCGGTGTATTGTGGTGATCCCCTTCTACTGCGTCCCCGTTCATTATCCAAACGACTTGTTCTCTAATTCTCCGTGTTTCTTTGACTTTTCTGGCAACATCTAACCATTGCTCATAAATAATTTTCTGTATTTCTGATCTATCTCGAAGCATCATTACTTCATCGCCTGATAAGTCGTGCGTTATCTCTGGCATGAGCGCGGTACTTCCCCCGCTGTGAGTGTCACTTGTGAATAAGTAAGTTGTCAATTTAACCGTCCTTGATTCGCCCCCAATCATACCCGAAACGGGGGGATAGCGCAAAGGGCAGGTATGTTGGATTTATAGGATAATTACTCGCTTTGGTTATTGACAACCTAAACGAATAGGTATATAATCTTTATAGATAGAGACATCCACCCAATCAGGCGGGGCAACCCGCCGAAGGAGAAAGACGATGACTGAAAAAGCGAAGAAATGCCCGATTTGCGAAGAATACAACGTGTGGCAAGGAATGTGCTACTCATGCTTTGTAGCTTATGACCAAAAA